ACCGTGGCATCCGTCTGGACATGACAATGGTCAATAACGCCATTGAAATCGACACGCTATCCAAAGCGGAGCTTACGGAGAAGATGCAGCACCTGACTGCACTCGAAAATCCCAACTCTGTAGCACAAATGAAAGCATGGTTGGCAGAACACGGTATGGAGGTCGAATCCCTTGGCAAAAAAGAAGTGACCGCCATGCTCAAGGATGCGCCACCGGATCTGGCTGAAGCCCTGATCCTCCGCCAGCAGCTGGCGAAAAGCTCCGTCAAAAAGTATCAGGCAATGCAGAACTGTGTTTGCGAGGATGGCCGAGCGCACGGGATGTTCATGTTCTACGGAGCGAATCGGACGGGCAGATTCGCGGGAAGACTGGTTCAGCTTCAAAATCTGCCTCAGAACCACATGAGCGACCTCGAACAGGCACGTTCACTGGTACGGTCCGGTGACTACGATGCCCTGCAGACGCTGTATGATTCTGTCCCCGATGTGCTTTCAGAACTGATCCGTACTGCATTCATTCCGTATGAGGGCGGCAAGTTCATCGTTGCAGACTTCTCAGCCATCGAAGCGAGAGTTATCGCCTGGATGGCCGGTGAACAGTGGCGAATGGATGTCTTCAAACAGGGTGGTGACATCTACTGTGCCAGCGCCAGCCAAATGTTCCACGTCCCTGTCGAGAAGCATGGAATCAATGGGCATTTGCGGCAGAAAGGCAAGATTGCTGAATTGGCTCTGGGCTACGGCGGCTCAGTCGGTGCGCTTAAGGCAATGGGTGCTCTTGAAATGGGTATTCCGGAAGAAGAACTCAAGCCACTGGTCGATGTCTGGCGTGAAGCCAACCCGAATATCACGCGGCTTTGGTGGGATGTCGATGAGGCCGTCAAGGAAACCGTCTCGCTGAAGGTTCCCAGCGAAACACATGGCATTCGGTTTGTATATGAGAGCGGCTTCCTGTTCATCTGTCTCCCCTCGGGCAGGCGCCTGGCTTACGTCAAGCCACGCATCGGTGAAAACAAGTTCGGCGGAGAGTCCGTTACCTACGAAGGAATCGGCGGCACAAAGAAATGGGAACGCCTTGAAAGCTATGGTCCTAAGTTCGTTGAAAATATCGTTCAGGCGCTTAGCCGCGATATTTTGTGCTATGCCATGAAGACACTTCGCTGCTGCAATATCGTTGCCCATGTGCATGACGAAATCATCATTGAAGCAGATCCCCGGATGTCGCTCAAGGTGCTCTGTGAACAGATGGGTCGAACGCCACCTTGGGCCGAAGGACTTATCCTTCGGGCAGATGGCTACGAAACCCCATTCTACAAGAAGGACTGATAAATTACCCGAACCCGGAAAATTTGACTTGCTATTTGTTGAAAACAGAGCGTATATGTCACTACCCCAAACGAAAGGAGCATCTGTATGACCCACAAAGACATTCTGAAGCTTCCCGAAGGCGTACATGTAGTGACTGTCGAGGACGAACGCTGCATGGCCATTCGTCTGTCGGAAGGCTTCACCCTGACCAGATTCCTACCCAGGAGGAAAATGCTCATTCAGCTTTTCGACGAGCAGGCGAATCTGATCCGTGAGGATCGTCTCGACAACTTCTTCGCTGCTGCAGATGATAAGGAGGACGAACATGAAAATACTGATTGTTGAACCCGGCAGGAAACCCCATATGGCAGAAATCCCCGACACACTCGAAGCAATGCAGCAGACTGTCGGCGGATATATTCAGGCAATCTATCCCTGGGAAGATGAAGTTGGCCTTGTGTGCGACGAGGAAGGACTGCTCAAACAGTACCCGCTCAATCGCATGATCAGTCCCGATATTGCCATCTTCGGTACTTTCTTTCTCTGCGGACTGGGTGAAGAGGATTTCACCGACTTCCCAGACGCGTTGGTCGATAAATACTGCAATCTGCTCAAGGATTTTAAATCGTACTGACAAGGAGAAACGTATGAACCAGAAACAGATAGAACAGGTTGAAGAACTGCGCTCATCCGGTATGAGTTACGGAAAAATAGCAGCACGCCTTGGAATTTCCGTAAACACGATAAAGGCGCATTGCCGCCGTCATGACATTAGCAACGATCCGACCGCTCCGAAGCAAGTAGTTGGACGTTGTCCGCAGTGTGGAGCTCCTCTGGTACAGACACGCGGGCATCGACAGAAGCGCTTCTGCTCCAAGAAATGTCGTACAGCGTGGTGGCAAGCGCATCCTGAGCAGATCAAGCGATCAGCATGGGCAACCACCATTTGCGAACATTGCGGAAAGACATTTGTGAAGTATGGCAATCGTCCGAGAAAATACTGTTCCCGGGCTTGCTATATAGAACATGTACTCCGCAGAACTTGAAAATTTTATACTACGGGTTTAATGACAAGCTGTATCCTTTGTGCTATACTGTATCCGCAAACTGCAAGAAAGGAGTTTTTCGCAATGGCTATCGTATCCAAAATGTCGATCCTTCGCAATGATATCAGCCTGGTACTGCCTGAATGGGAGTATCATGTTTTGTCATGCGTGCATTCGACGAAGATGGATGCGCTGAAGCCAGAAAAGCTCTGCTGATAAAGGTATAGGCGCAAGTGAACCCTCGATCCACCCGTCAATGCACGACGGGTGGATTTTTTATTACTGATTCCAGGAGGTGGAACAATGGAGATTAAGGGTAAGGTCGCTACGGCAATTGCGTATGCCAGCGTTATTGAGGAGGCTGCCATTGAGCAGATTCGCCGGATGTGCGACTATGAAATTACTGAGGGAAGCAAAATTCGTATTATGCCTGACGTGCATGCAGGCAAAGGCTGCACCATCGGTACGACCATGACGATCCACGACAAGGCTGTCCCCAATGTGGTCGGCGTCGATATTGGCTGCGGTATGTACACGGTAAAGCTGGCGGAGCGTGAGATTGATTTCGAGCGTTTCGATGAGGCTTGCCACTATGTCCCCTCTGGCATGAATGTCTGGGAAGGCCGTCAGGAGCCGTTCGATCTGGAGGCGCTCTGCTGCTTCCGTCAACTGAAGGACACACGCAGGCTTCAGCGCAGCCTTGGTACCTTGGGCGGCGGCAACCACTTCATCGAGGTGGATCGTGCTGCAGATGGTACTCTGTATCTGGTCATCCACACCGGCAGCCGTAACCTTGGCAAGCAGGTGGCTGAGTACTACCAGCAGCTGGCCGTCGAGCTCAATCAGGGTCGTGAGGAGTATTTCAAGAAGCGTGATGCGCTGATTGCCGAGTACAAGGCTGCCGGCCGCCGCAAGGAGATTCAGGCCGCGCTCAAGGAACTGCATTGGGCCAACAAGCCTCTGACGGTTCCGGAGGATCTGTGTTATGTGTACGGCGAGTACCTCGCTGACTACCTCCACGACGTGGAGATCTGTCAGCAGTTCGCCCGCCGCAACCGTGAACTGATCGTCGAGGTCATTCTCAAGCGAACCGGGCTTACTGCGCTGGACGCCTTCCACACGATCCACAACTACATCGATACGGATGAGATGATTCTGCGCAAAGGCGCAATTGCCGCACATCAGGGTGAGAAAGTTCTTATCCCGATCAACATGCGCGATGGCAGCGTGCTGGCTATCGGACGCGGAAATCCGGAGTGGAACTACTCTGCTCCCCACGGTGCAGGCAGACTGATGTCCCGTGGCGCAGCTCGTGAGTCCCTTTCGATGGATGCCTACAAAGAGGCAATGGCTGGGATCTACACGACCTCGGTCACCCCCTCTACCATCGACGAGGCTCCTATGGCTTATAAGTCTCTGGATGACATCATCGGTGTGATCCGGGACTCCGTCGATGTGATCGACATCATGAAACCGATTTATAATTTCAAAGCATCCGACTAAGATGCGCTCTGGCCGGATACGGAAAGGAGACACAGATGAACATTCCTGTGGTCAACATGAAGCAGACCGGCCAGAACATTATCGTTCTCCGCAAGCAGTGCGGCATTTCCGTCAAGCAACTCCAAGCCTTGATGGGTTTCTCAACGCCCCAGGCTATCTACAAGTGGCAGCATGGCGAGTCCCTGCCCACGGTCGACAACCTGGTAGCGCTTTCGGCAATCTTCAATGTGCCAATTGATGCCATCCTGGTTACTGGCTCTGCAGCATAGCAACACAAATCATATTATGGGAAGCTGGATTTTTGCATCCAGCTTCTTTTTTTATTTTTGGCCCTCCGTTTTCGTTCAAATCGGCCCTCTTCTTTCCAAAGACGGTAGAGGGCAAGCTGATTTGCCCCGAAGATTGGAGGGTTTTTCTATGTTCTATGTCAAGGTTCCGCTTTCTCATGGGGTCACGCTGGAAGCCGAAGTACATCACGACAACGTGTATACCCGCTGCCATTGCTGCGGCGCAGAAATGCAGGTTGATCTGGCAGATGTGTTTGCAGACGGCGAAGGCGACTTGGAAAGCACCGAACTGCTGTGCAAGGACTGTACGGAGCTTCTACTGGAGAAGGTGCATATCCCGTGAGCGTCAGCAAGTTCAACTCAGAGGGTTATTACGACCCGACCACCTATGAAGCGCTTACCAACATTGAAAAGGATGAGCGCAAGGCCCGATTCAGGCCGGTTGTCTACATCTGTTCTCCGTTCTCAGGCGATACCGCCCTGAACGCTGACAATGCCCGGCGCTACTGCCGGTTTGCAGTAGATACTGGCCACTGCCCATACGCACCGCACCTATTCCTACCGCAGTTCATGGATGACGATGATCCCGACGAACGAGAGCTCGCTCTGTTCATGGGCATCATCATGCTCACCAAATGCGCTGAACTGTGGGTGTTCGGAGACCGCATCTCCAAGGGCATGGCACAGGAAATCCGAAAAGCCGAAGCCCGCAACATGATCATCAGGTATTTCACGACAAACTGCGAGGAGGTTGAACATGGATAACAG